TATATCACCTGCAAATACAGTAGGGGATAGAATACCTTTATGTTGAGTATAAAATTTTTTATTAAGCATAAGCCTAATCATTTGCTTTTCTATCATCTAACTCCTTTAATAAAATTTGATCTATTGTTTCTGCTATTGATTGATCTCTTTGAGTCCAGTTATTTTTATTAGCTTCCCAGAGATCATATTTCCACTCATTCCATTTAGCTAATATTTCTTTTTTCATAGCATCATTCATAAAATATTTTCCTTATCTGTTCTGTGTTGTAGTATTTAAGATCATCTTCTAATGGTTTAACTATTACATTTTCAAATCCAGACGACCTTAAATCTTTTGCCATATCATATGCTTTTGTTGTAGCATCTCTATCTAAACATATATATAAATTTTTATATGGTTGTAAATGGCTTTTATGTACTTCTTTTAATTTAGTTCCCATAATAGAGATACCAGTTAATATATTAGATACTGCACAAGCTGATGGACAATCTTCTACAATTACAGAATCCTCACACTCACCACATTTAAACGGCACATCTTTATTACCATACATATACCATTTAGGAAAATCATTTTTATTCAATGCTCTACCTACTGCACCTACTATCTTATGTGATATTCTATTTTTAATTAAGAATACAACTCTATCTTGTTTTACATCATACTTAAAATCTGCTCTACCCCAAGACCAAGACTCCCAACAATTATTTTTATTTAACCAATGCATAGCCTTTTCGTTTGAGTATATTGATTGAAAGCTATCTGGCATTGGAAAGTCTTTATCTTCTATGTGCAATTCTTTATTACCTTGAAATACTTTTTCTACATAATGCATATTTTTTTCTCCTTCTTTTTTTCCTTTTGCTTTACAAGATGCATGAAAACAATACCAACTTATTTTATTTTCTGTAGTATCTACAAGCAATGTATTTTTATTATTACAAAATGGACAGTCCATTCTAATGTTTGTATCTGGTGGCACAAACAAACCTTGCACAACTGCTAACTGTTGTTTATAATTCAAATAGATACTTCCTCGTATGTTATTGTATACTTGTCTTCAGAAAAGAAAGAACTCTTTTCTACTTTCATTAAATTATTATTTAAATAATAAGCTACATTATTCTCTATTAGATCTGCATCTGGTTCGTTGTCGAATGGCATCACTGCTACTGCATCTATTCCCATTCCGAATATTCTTACTTTGTATTTTTTCATTGTTATTTCCCTTATCATACTTTTGTTTATTTGTCAAGTTATATTCTTTTAAAGTCATAACTTTTATTTTAAGACCTTTTTCTTTTAGTTCTTTTAATCTTTTTGGATTCCAATAAAACATTTTGCTCCTCTGGTTTAAACCAAGATGTATCTCTACCTTCTTTTTTACACCATTCGTGATGTAATATTTCTATAGGTCTTATATTTTTATATTTCATACCCCTCATAGTTTACCTTTTCTTTCTTTTCTTGTGACATATGGTAGTTTATATTTATAAAAACTAATATTATTTTTTCTACTTTTCCATTCTACTACCACGTCTTTTGCATCACCTGCTTTTGTATTAAAAGATATCATAGCTTTTTTTAAACTCATAGCTTCTATGTCTTGTGACTTATCTTGTGTTATAAATTTATATGTTATCATTTGTTCTCCTTTGTTTCTATACCATCATTATTTAAATTAAATAATATATTTAATGCTTCTGCACAATGTTCAGCAAATTCTTTTTCATCACAAAATGCAACGGTTTCTATTGTACCATTTTGATAATCATATTTAATTGCAGTACCATCAGAAAAATAATTACCTTCAAGGTATTCTTTTTTTATATCGTCTTTAGTTATTATCATTAATGCTCCTTATAGCTTACTTGTTTAATTGAACGACTCCAACAGGCACGACAACTACCACACTCACCATCTTGTTTGTAAGCAGGACAATCTCTACCTATTGCAGGTTTATCTTTGTGTACACCAGAAGTCCACTTCCAAAAATTAGGTGGTGGACTATCTACTTTGATTGCTGATACACGCAAACATAAATTCTTTGGCACATCTTCTTCTTTGATTTGTTTTATTATCTGATATTCTCTTGTGGCTAACCAATGTTTTATCTGTGGTGTATGCTCACACACCTCAAATATTTTCATTAGATGTGAATAAGATTGTATATCACCTGCATCAAACCATCTGTGATATCTCTTTGATTTGTCTATGTTTTTATATTTTATGGTCAATAACATTGACATATAATCTACCCACTCGTTTAGCTCTATTGCTTTTCTTCTAACTTCGTGTGCATCAAATACATTTCTAAATACATACCTACCTTTTAATGCATAGCAAGAATGGCAGATAGTGCCTTTTATTTTTGCCAGCTTTGATCCTGTCTTGCAATGCTTTGCAGATATACCCCAACCAAATGCAGGCATTTTACTGGGATTAGATAGTGTGCCTATCTTTTTTTCTATTTCTTTAATCTTCATCTTGCTCACTTTCGTAATCATTTAAAAAAGAATCAACATAACCTGCAGTATCATCATCAATTTCTGTTATAGTTTCCTCAGTTCCATCACTCCAAGTTGCGATTATTGCCCAACCACTAATTGTTTTTTTCTTTTTCATAATATAACTCCTACAATAAAACCAATAGCAAACCAAACAATTTCTGTTCTGTAATACAATGACCAAGCATTTATCTTATCTATTATCTTTTTCATATTTTTTTCTCCAATCTTCTGATACCAAATCGTAATTCACTTTGTGTTATGATACCATTCTTATAGTTGAATTGCAAGTTCTCATACAATTTTTTAATGTGGTCGTGTGTAGTTCCTGCCATATCACACCACAAAGAACAATCAGCAGTATAAAACCAGTTTCTTGCTTTTGATTGTAATGCAGGACTAGACTCACTATTACTTAATATACCAAATGCATCTTCCATCATCACTTGTATTTTAGCAATGGCTAACTTTTCATCTGGTGTCTTTTCTTTTTTTTCGTAAAACATATTTATCCTTGTATCACATTTTACTAATTGTGTCAATGTGACTCCTTGTTTTTTTTGTTATTTTATGTTATAGTATCCTGTCGTTACAGGGGGGTTAGTATATATACTACTCATCATCATTTCTATTTATAATATAAAAGGCAATCAACATACCTATTAATAAGGCAATCATATTATATACAAACATAAGTGTTCCAAGTTCAGCAGTCATATTACTCCTTTTGTTTTGGGCGACTTGTCCATCAAGATTTCTAGTTTAGGCGATATTACTAGCTTATAAAAGTTGCAACTTATAATTCCCATAGTAGGTCTTTTCAGATGGTTTGATTTCCTACATCTTATACAAGTCATATTGTTTTCCCTTTCTTAAGGTGCATACTATTGTTGCAACAAGTATCATCTAAAAATACTCCGAAGATTCAGTACCATTCACACAGAGGGTAGCTTATATTTTTATCAACCCTGATACCAAATAATATACACCTAAAGAAAGGCTAGGCGATTACTCGCCTAACCATTTGCTTTTTTCCAAGCAAGTATCTTCTCTTCTCTTGTAGGTTTTGGTTTGCCGATATTCATAATTGACTCGGCTGCGTCATCAATAGATATGACCAAGTCCATACCAAATTTATCAGCAAGTATCTCTGGATCAATCTTCCATTGTATATCTGCGTGATTAGCAAATTTTTCTACTTGAGAAAATTTAGTCATAGATTTAACAATCTCTCTAAATCTATTAGTCCTAGCCACAACAGTTTGTATCCATAGAGTATGTTTAGTAACAACATCTTGCTTTGCTTGAATCATCATTTCAAACTTTTGAAACTCCAAGTCTGTGCAAGGTATTGCTCTTGAACGACAACCACCAGTACCAATAATATGTAATGCGTATTTGTCTTTCCAAGATTGATAGTAGTTAGTACCACCCTGACCACCTGATAACCAATGGTGATTATCATTTCTACATTGAGATAGATAAGGGTTAGTAGTACGAGAGTATCTCTGATCTCCCATCTTACCCTCTTGTTGTATCTCACTCTCAATGTTGCAATCTGGATTTAATCCAACTGCTTTCATATCTTCACGATACATAGCATAGGCAAAGTTTTTGCCATTGTTACTACTGCCACGATAGCCACTACCAAAGTCTGCTGATAGACTACCATCTAACTCAAATGAAAAGTGTTTAGACTTATCAACTTCGTCATTGTATCTATCAAGCACTTTTGGTGCGTCAGTAGATTTCATAAAGAAACAACTATCTGTGCCTACTGCATTGATAGTATTGTGTTTTCTTTGTAGTGATTGGAGTGTTGCTACATCTTCCAATGGAAATCTTCTTTCAACTACTTCTTTACAAGTAGCAAATGAAGATTCTATTTGTGATAAGCAATCCTCTCTTGATTGTTTGAACGCCTCTTTTTCGTGAGTGTCCAAAGATTCACAATGCTTACGAAAGTCAATCACTAATGACTTACGCTTACCTGCATTGAGTCTTATTTCTTTTTTATCCATACGAGTACTCCTTTGTTGTTGGTTAAAAAGATACTACCAACTTGATGTCAGTAGTATCTATAATATATATTATATTGATTGATGTGTCAACTAGCTAGACCTAATTGTACTGCTAGTTCTCTTGCTTGTGTATCGTCTATTGTAAGCCAATTATGGTCGGCATCTATTTGTTCTTGGGTTTGTGCTTGTTGTCTTGTTATTTGTTGTTTAACTCCTTTAAGTTTATTTACTAATTTATAAGTAGGTTCACTACTATAACCCCAACTATATTCAACAAACCAAGCATCTTCTAAAGGTAATACTTGCTTATCAATAAAGCCAACTGCGTTCATACAAGTATCTTTGTTATCATTAAACCATTGTTCACGACAACCCATACTACACCAATACTCATAATATCTACTAGATTTATTAGATTGATAATACTTCGCACCTTTACTACCACGAATTTGATTTTGATTTTTCTTTTCTGGACATCTTTTATTTTGACACCACTCACTCATTGATATCTCCTTTTTGTTCAAAGTCCTCAAAGTTTTTAGCATAAAGATTTTTAATTAGAGTCCTTGTAGCTTTTGGAAACTCAACTCTAAATGAATCTGAATCGGCTAAATAATTGAATTTTAAGCATTTTTTGCCTATCAATAAATATCTTAATCTCTGATTCATAGGTACATTTCTAAACTTGTATCCCTCTTGAATATCTAAATCAGTTACTAACATATTATGTTCTGGTGTAGTAGTTCTCTTACCACCTTTTTTATACAACCTTTTACCAGTTGTACCATCAATTTGAAACTGTCTATCTTTAGTATCAAATCGCATTACTCTTTTCTCGCCAACAATCTCTAACCTTTTTGGTTTCTTGTAGAAGAAAGCACGACCTTTTTTAGATTTGTACTTGTCTATCTCTTTATCAATAAAGGTATGGAGTTGTTGCTTTGTTATGTTTATGTGTTTCATAGCACTCCTATATTTTTTGATTAATTTCGGAAGTGCAAGTATGTACCCCACCCCATACGTTTTCAAATTTATTGGGCAGACTAGTAAATTATTTCAGGTAACATAACTTACACTTCCCCTTGATTGTATTGTTTATACTAACGCCATATCTGGCACAAACAAAAAAGGATAGCCCCCCTCTCGGTTGACTACCCTTTAGTTATAACATACTAGATTGCGTATGTCAATTAGCTTTCAATGTTTGATACTTCTGGTTTTTGAAGTTCGGTCTGTGGTACAGGTGCAGTAGTAGGAATAACCATTTGATGTTTTTCCCACAATGCCGTATCACTATTCCAATAGGTCAAAGCATCTTTAGCAAGTCTTAACTCATACATTAATTCTTGCGTAGGCTTACCATGATTCTCTATTAGAACCAAACAATTAAGAAGTTTTTTTCTTAATGTTCTCCGCCACTTCAATTCCCAACTTGTATCAATTATTGGTTTATTGTCTGACATATATGTACTCCTTGTTGAGTTCCTATGTTATAGCACTAATCTTTGTCATTGTCAACTAACTTTGCTATTTCTTGCACCTTTTCATCTAGCTTATGTAATTCTGAATAGAACGAGGAAACTTTTAAATATTTTATTTTAAGTTTAATCATAATCTCATCAAACTTTTTTATCTTTAATTTTATTTTTTTATTTAATGTAGTCATAAATTTAACATATAAAAAAACCCCCAATGTGTCAAACACAAAGGGGGTTAACCTTTAGAGGGAACTAAAGTCTTTTATCTTGATAAGATACTTTTAAATTTTCTCATCATATGTTCTGTAATGTTATCAAGCTGATCTGTATTTTGCCATATATCTTGTAGTGTATGTAGCTTAACAGTATTTTCTTTGTGATAGTTTTCAGCTTTATTCTTTGAGTGAACTTCAGCTATTAATTGATCTGTTTGGTCTGTCATATTATCCTTTCGGTTATTAATACAATATATAATAAAAAAGGGGATATGTCAATCTGACACACCCCCTTTTATTTTTTAAGCAACGAAACTGATTAATACTCCAAGCATCAACCACACCATTGCAACATACATTATGCTTTTCATAACTATCCTTTCGTATAATTACAAATAGCTTAAAATATTTTCGCTTGTCTGTCAAATAAATTATTTTTTATCTTTTGTAATAATCCATTTAAAAGTGCTTGTTGTTGGATTAAAACTATCAAACTCTACCTTACTACAACTACTTACTAAAACGCTTATTAATAATAGTTGCAATAAGTTTATCAGCTTTTTCAAGTTTTCTTTTTTCATTTTGTTTTTCTCTCATAAAAGATTTATATAATCTTTCATTTTCCACTAGTTTTTTTTCGTATCTAGCAATCATATAAATTGCTAAACAAAAAAGAACACCACCCAAAATTATGAGTGATAGTCCTATAATATTAAATGTATTTATCATAATAACCATATTACAACTTTAAGTTTAATAGGTCAAATAAGTATTGATTTTATTATATAATTTAAAAAAGCTAGTAATATCAACACTAATAGAGTATATTTCAAATGATTTGATTATTGTTAAAAAAGCTAATGTTTATAAGGTTTATTTCAATAATATAGCAATCACAATAAAAACTCAAAATGAACACATACACATATATATTTAATTGACTGAAAATAATTAGTAGTTTATAAGATTGAATGCTTAAAAATAAACTTAACTGAAAGGGGTATTATGAATAAGCAAATAAATAAATTATTTAATGAGATTGGAAATAATACATTAAATAATGAGAAAACAAGTATAGGTATAATTGAGCAATATACTATCTTGAATAATGAAAATAAATTTAAGATAAATAGTTATTCAATTTATACTATATTAGGTGTTAAAAATAATGCGGGAATTGTAAGTGAATTAAGGGGTCAAGATACCTTAATTAAATTACAAGGCATTAGAAAATCAGTAGTTGATAGATTAATTTTACCAATAGCTGATTTTAAACA